TTTTTAACTTCAACTACTAAGACTTTAACTTTTGACATATTTTTTATTTATAATATCCATAGAATAGATTAAAAATAAAAATGAACGAAAGTTGTATTCTTAAAGCAGGATTCATTCTTCAAAAGAACGCTTCAAAATATTATAATAGAATTAAAGAACTTTCTAAACAACCTATATTTTATTTAGATGATTATTATTTTGAAAAAGAGTGTGAAGAATTTTCTTATGAACTTCAAGGCACCATCATAAATAAAATTTTGCTTTTCAAAATAAGAACTTCTAAAAATCGTAAAGTATTTATAGCACTTGTGAATTTTCAAGAAGTTTCTATAATAGAAAATGCCGAAGACCTTTTAAGATTTTCGGCAAATTTAAACTTTGATTTTGGTTTTGTTTATATTATAAAATCAGAACTCGGTTATAAAATTGGAATGACTAAATCAATTCACGATAGAACAAGAATTTTCAATGTTAAACTTCCAATCGAATGGAATTTTGAAAAAATTTACTGTTTGAAAGATTATAAACTTCTTGAGAAATTTTTACATTCTAAATTCAATAAAAAAAAGATAAATGGCGAATGGTTTAATCTTTCTGAAGAGGATTTAACTCTAATTGAAAACTTTTATGATTTTATTAAACTCCCCAGCTAAAACCTTCACCTGCCCAACAATCGTTGACAATAGTTATCCATGAATCAATACAAGCTATATTACAACAGATGCCAGCAAATTTGTTTTCAGAGGCAAAATCTATTTTCAAGGCAACACTTTTAGGATCAACCTTCTCACCTGTAGCTAAATTTATAAAAACGGAAGTTTTTTTGGTTTTTCCGCTTTCAGGTGAAACCTTGAAGAAATATTCTAAAATTGTTCCGTTGTTATATGTTCTGCTTTGTATCATTTTTTAACTGGTGACATTTTTCCTTTAAAATGGTGCCCCATAATAACCAAATGTACTTCATCTGATTTACTTTCTTCAATAACTGTGGCTCCTTGAAGACCTGCAATCATCTCTGTTAATCTTTGAACTTGTTGTTTAAGCTCGTAAATCTGATGTTCTAATGAAGAACTATTTGTATTATGAAGCTTGCTTTCATATAAATACTCTTCATCTACCATATGTTCGTGATTAACTTCCTTTGAAATTTTTTGTAGAAGTTTATCAACTCTTGCATCTAATTTATCCATTTGAATCTGTTTTTTCTCTATGAACTGATTGCATCATCATTGCTACAGTTCTTTCTAATTGTGATGATATTTGTGAAGAAAGATTGTCTGATAAATCATCAAATACCTTTCTGATTTCAGAGTTAATCAAATATCTTAAATAACCTTCATTTATTAATCCGTTAGATTGATTTGTATTTGGATTGACATTTTTTGAATTAGCAATTTTTTCTGCCTTTTCAAAAACTTTTGCAGCCCTTTCAAAATCGAAACTTTCAAAAAGCTTATTAGTATCAACAAATGCGTCATCTTGATTAGAATTCTCCATTTCGGATAACACGTCTAAAAGCTCACTATCAAGCTCAGGATTAATTTCTTTTATTACTTTATTTTCCATTTTTATTTATAATGTATATAAAATAAAATTAAATTAAAATTTTACAATATTATAAATATTTGTCATATTTTTATCACCATCTGGATTAAATCTATCTCTCGGTTTATCAAATTTTTTATCAAAAAAGAAAAATGTCTTTAAAACTTTTAAGTCTTTTATTTTATCTCTTCTGAAAGTTTTCCATTGATTAATACCTCTTTTTGAATTACCTGCCGTTTGATAAATTCTTAATAATTCATTTCCTAAATGATTTTTACCAAAAACATATATCTCACCCTGTCTCCAACCAGTTTCATCTCCATATTTAAATTTCACTTGGAGTTTTTTTTCAATTGGATTGGTGATTTGAGAATTAGAAATAGCTTCAGCTAAAACATCTACATATGTTTCAAATAGTCCTTTCATTACATGTTAAAAGAAAACGGAATGTTTGGAAAACAGTCGTACTGGTTATCTTTATTGTAAATATTCTTCAAAAGAAGGCTATTTCTTCCAGAGCCATCAACATCTGGTCTTCCAAAAATGTCATATGCACCACCACCATTGGAAGTGTCAAGATATCCAAACGTACCCTTTCCTTTGATATTTTGGGGATCATCTGCTCCACCTTGTGCTTGCAAAGCATTTGGATGTTGAGTGCTATAAAATTTACCAGGTTCATTCTGATAAACATTTCTTAAAAGAAGTTGTTGTCTTGCTTCAGCAGCAATTTCTTCAAGCCTTGAACAGCTTGTACCGAGAGTGTTGTTGTTATCGCTTGTCATATCTTTTTATCTTAAATATTCCTTTTTTATTTTTTTTATATATTTTGAAACTTGTTCTTCCGTAAGAATCAAAGTTTTTCTTTTGAAATTTTCAGAAATTCCTAAAGGATTTGTTTCAACTCCTGTGGCTACTTGAGGGTTTTTAGTGTTGTCTTTATTGTGTGTTTTTATATGAGAATTTGCAATACCTGTTTTGGCTTTCAAATCTTTATTCATAGTTACTTGCCCACGTCCTAATTTTAAAGCATTTTCAATATCTTTTCTTAATTCTGATACGCCTTTCAAACTTAATATTTCATTAGGAAATCCATTATTATCAAAATCATTTTTTATATTTTTCAGATTTTCATAAGTCAAATTACCAGAAGAAATTAAATTTTTCAGAAGAGTATAACCTTTCAATCCTTTGTTGCCGTTATTTTGTTCGAAGGAAGCTAATGAACCCTTAAGAAGACCTATAGTGTTTGTTGGAATACTAAATGTTTGTCCTATTAATTTTTGATTAGCCATTGAAATACGATTTTAGTTCTTCAAAATGTTCTGGCTCAAGATTTTTTAAATCAAAAGAATCTAAAATTTTATTAATTACTATTGCAATAATATCATTATGATTTTCTGATTTTTTTGTATTCTTTATAGATTTAATTAAATTCATAACTTGTGACTGTATTGGTGTTACATTATAAGCATTATTACTTAATTCTTCTAAAGAGGGGATTGAAGGTTCTGATTTAATAAACAAATCCCTTTGATTTCTTTTTTGAATGAGTCCTGTGTCATTTTTTTTATCAACTATATCTTCTTCATTCAAATCATCTTCAATCAAGTATGTTTCAGATACGCTGCCTGCACCATATGAAAATCCACGATAATTGAAATATGCATATCCTTGTTGAGATGCTGATTTTCTTTGGTCATCGGTAGTCCAGCTTAATCCATCATTCTTATGCATATTAGTAGAAGTTCTTATCATAGAATTACCAGGAAATTGTTTTTTACCTCCTTTTATGAAATCTCCACCCATGTTTATGATCTCATTCATAGTATCTTCTGATACTTTAAGTATTTTGCGTTTTTTATTCATCGAATCAATATATTTATTATAAATATCTTTAGGTGTCTAACATAAAACTAAATAGTAACAAAATCTTTGATATTAAGATAAATAAGTGTAATTACTGGGATTTTTATCTTTCAATGGATAATTCTGTTGATTGTATAAGCTGTTTGAAGTTGGTAACAGGTGATGTTGTTGCAACTTTCGATTTTAATAATATCAGTGGCTTGTGTAGTACTGTAACATGGGATAAAGCTAAATCATTTAATCAAGACCTTTGTGATATAGGATTGACAGGTTATGATAACAGATTTGTGCCTTGGTGGACAGGTGAAACTTATAATCCTTCAGGTGATACCACATTCTGTGTAAAAGCTGTTTCGGGAGATACTTATTGCTATGACATGAACTACATCCCTGCTTATGGAGTTGAACCTGAACATATTCAATTTTGTGGAGGATTTTTTCAAGGTTTTTACAGGCTTCATGGCTATGATTATGATGTTCTTCCAAATATGTATTACAAAGGTTGGACAAAGGAATTTTGGATTAAGAGGTCTCAATGTGATCCAGGTGAATGGGTTACAATTTCAGGTGAAACAGAAATAGATGGCTTTATTGAATATTGGACAATGGAAATTTTATCTGGTGCCACTTGTGAAGGTAAATACATTCTAAATGAAATCTACCCTGATAATAAAGGTATTTTTTACTATTGGGGTACAAGGGCTGAAAATAAGTTTTGTTCGATGTCACCGATTTCTGAATTAACTACTTGTGAGGGAATTCCTTTAGCAAATTATATTGAAGAAAAGGAATTTGAGCCTGAAAATTCATTTTTATATTATACCAGAAGACAAGTTTTATGCAGTGGAGAACCAAATTCTTCTGCAGAATTCAATGATTGTTGTGAAGGTTTGATAAATAATGCTTTAGCTTTTAGGATAACTGATGAAGGAGAAGTTGGTTTAAGGATATTAACTACTACAGGTGAATGTGCTCTTGTTGATGGCGTGATTATGTTTTCAGGGGCACCTATGGTTGAAGAATTTTATTCAAAACCAAATATAATAAAGGAAGATAAGTGGTATCATGTGACATATAGATTTGATCCTTATGAAAAACATGAATGTATTGGATATAGGATAGGTTTAGGAGTTTTATCTGTTTTTGTGGATGGATTTTTGAAACTAAAGGTAAATGCATTCCCTGAATTTATTCCTTATGAATTAAATGAAATTCCAGAGAAACAATTAGCTGTTCCATTTAATATTAGTCTTGGTGGGGGCACACAGGGTTTACTTGAAAGTCATTTGTTTTCTGGAGATAGTATTGGGTTATCGGGTGTAACATTGTGTAACTATGCAGCAAAACTTTCTCGCTGTAGAACTTTTAATGGCATAGTTGTAAATGGAGTAGAAATTGTAAGTCCTCCACTTACTTCAGCTGAACCTGAATTAATAAAAGCTTGGATTGAAATGAATCTTCCAAGAAGAAGTGGTGAAATTATTGTTGAACCTTATTATATGGGTACTACGGACATTTTAAGAATTGAATTCAAAGCCGTTTATGATAGTATTGACTATATATTAGTAGATGGTGGAAGATGTAGAATATGTAAAATAAATTGTATAGATGTTCCGCCTCATAGCGGTTCCTGTGGTTATTTAGAAGAAAATTTCGCTGGAACATTCATTGGTGGCATTGGAGAATTTAGATTACATGAAAGACCGCTTTGTTTACAAGAGATCCGATGTAATTTTGAGTTAGAAAAAGAAAAATATAATAGGCATAGAGATAGATTTGAATGCGAATGAAATTAATAATTACTGAAGAACAATATAGGCTTCTAAAGGAGGATAATAGTTATGATAATGTTGTAGACTTATTAATGAATCCTGACAAAGTTAATAGAGAGATATCTTTATTATTAATAAAAAATCAAGGTCTTGGTATTTTAGAAATAGCTTCAAAAATACTTGAGAAAAAAAATATAAGTTCTTTTGAAGATTTAAATTCATTATTAAAAAGTAGAAATGGTAATGTATTTTTACCTATAAAAATTTTGAATGATTATGTGGGATTACATACAACTATAAAGAAAAGTGGAAGTTCTGGATATAAATATCAAGATTTAAATGTTGAAATATATAGCAAATCTGATTCTAAAAGACAACGAAGTTATAAAAAAAGCATTTTAATATATTCAAATGAACCTGAAGCAGATATTCCTGGGGAGGAAGAATACTTTGAATTTTTAGAAGATGCCTTAAAATATTTGCTTGAAATTATTAAAAATGTAATTATAGATGAAATAAATAATTTACCCAAAGAAACTGAATAACTATGGAATTTTTTATAAAACAAAACGCAACACTTCCTTATCTTGAACTTGAATTGATTGAAGATGGTTATGGAGATAGAAGTAATTTTTATGATAAACTTCAAAATGCACTTGTAACATTTTCAATGGAAAGTGTTGAAGGTTGCGTAAGAAAAATAATTTGCAGACCTATGCAAGTTATTGAGGATGATTGTGGAAAGAATTGTGCTAATTGTCAAAAGAAATATAAGATCGTTTATCCTTGGAGAGCCAGAGATACAAGTGGAAAGGGTAGGTTTCTTGGTATAGTTGAAATTGACTTCCTTGATGGGTGTGGTAAATTAATTGTACCAATACGAGAAAAATTATATGTAAATATTATATAAAAATGAAATCCTTAATAGAAATTTATAACTTAGTTTTAGAATCAAAAAAAACTGAACAACAAGCACAAGATATACTTCTAAAATCTAAATTTTCTGAAGAAGAAATTTTTAAAATAATAAATGAATTAAAAAAAATTGATACTTCAGAAAATCAAAAATACCTTCCAATGATGGCAACAGTTTTTTCTTGGGGGGAAAAAGGGTATAAAACAATTAAAGATATTTTTGATGATTATGATGAATTATTTTTAAATAATAATATTGGTAAAATGTTTTCATCTAATATGAGAATTAAAATCTTAGAAAAAGATGGTAAAGAAAAGGAATTTAACGATTTTCTAAAATTTACTGAATATATTCACGGAATTAGAGATAATGCTTATAAAAAGAAATATGGTTATTCTTATGAAGAATATAAATCTGAAGACACGCCTTTGTTTAGTTCAAATAATATAGATGTTTATGATGCAACTGAAGTTGGAAAATGTATAAAATACACTCAAGGTAGATTAACAGGTAAAAAGTATAGTTTCTGTATTGGTCAACCAATGAATACAATGTATCAATCTTATAGAGATAAAAAAGTATCTACATTTTATTTTATTGTTGATAGAAATAGATTCAAAACAAATTCAAATGGGTCTGTAAATCTTGATGACCCATTACATATTGTTGTATTGGATGTTACATCATACGGTATTGAATTAACAGATGCAAATAATACAACAGGAAAAGTGGCTGAATATGGTACAAATGTTGATGGATATGTTTCATATTTAAAATCAAAAGGAATCCCTGTAGATAGCCTTGTAAATAAACCAAAAACTCCTGAAGAAAAAGAAGAAGAAGAACTTCTTGGTAATACAAATGATTCTTTAGAGTGGTTTATGCAATTACCTTATGAAATGAAATCAAAATATATAGGAAGGGGGCATAAGCTTACTGATGAACAATTTGATATTATTTTATCTGATAAATATTTATTAAATCAATATTTAAATATAGGTAATACTTTATCTGATAGTCAATTTAAAATAATAGAAAATATTCCTTCTGCATTGAATAGTTATATAAAAAGTAGAAAAATTGCTATTTCAAATGGAGAAAAAGTTTCTTTAGTTGAATTGGATTATTTGCCTTTAGAAACTATAGATGATATTAAATTAATTGATTCTAATCATCCTTTTAGTGATTTTGGAAATAAAAAATTAAAAGAAATACCTGATTCTATTAGAAATTTAAGGAATTTAATAACTTTAAAATTTATATCTAATGGTATTGAAGAAATACCTGATTGGATAGATGAGTTAAAATATTTATCATATATATATTTATCTAATAATAAAATACAGAACTTACCTGAATCAATTACTAATTTAAAATATTTAACAGAATTAGATTTGTCAAATAATAATATTAGAGAATTACCTAATTCGTTCAAAAAATTAACCTCTTTAAAAAAATTAATCCTTTTTGGAAATGAAATCCCTGAAGAAAAAATTATAATTTTAAAAGAATTATTACCAACGTGCGAAATAGTATATGAACAAAAAGATTTTAATCAATGGAAAAGAAAACAAAGAAGGAGGACAATTTAACGAGTTACCTTTTTCATTTTAAACAAATCTATATGGAGGGTTTTCGTTGTCTATTATGACTTGTTCTCCGATGAACCTCATTAATTCTACCCCTGTAAACATTTTTTCATTAGGATTTAAATTTGATTCGTTTGCAAATTCTCTTATTTCTAAAGAATTATTATCGAATGCATACATTTTATCCGTGAAAACTTCTTGGTAATCGAAAGGTGAATTTGGAGAAAGGTTTGTCATTTCCCAGAATTCATATTCATCTTCAGTGATAAGCATCAGTTCATTTATATCTTGTTGTTTATCCTCTTTGTTTTCTATAGGATATCCATGAACAAGTTGTAGTTCTTCATCAGTAAACCATGCACGTTCATTTGCAGGTCTTTTTAGATGTTTGTTTGGAGCAGGAATTTTATGTCTAATATCTGGATGGAATACAATCCAAACAAGTTCAAGTACTTTGTTAAATTTATTGATATACTTGTTAGCATTATATTTAACTTTTGCATCAAGCTTATCATTTGGAATATAATTACAGTAGAGTACATCTTTTTCAAGAATAATATCTATAACGGCTGTATCTCCATCTCTTTTAGACTTTTTAATTCTACCTTTAAACTTGATAGCATCTGCTTCAAATAAAGAATCCAAATCTTTTTCTTTAGAAACTTTTGTTTTCTTAACAGTTCCATGTATATCTGAAAACTTTTCAAAAGTTGTATTGAAAACAAATGTCCCATCTTGAATACATTTCTCAATAACCTCTTTAATTTTCACTCTATCTTCATTAAGAAATTTTTCAAGTCTTTTGACTGCAACAGATGTTTTTGCAATATCACCTATTATAAAATATCCTAATGAATTTTTCAAAGTTTTTCTATCTTGCGATTCATCTTCTTCATTATCATTTATGTAGTAAATCCAATCACCAATTTCCACTTGAAGATTATTTTTGATTGCAAGCTCCATATGTGCCTGTTTAGCGTATCTTCCTTCGGCAACACCTTTTTTGTAATCGTCAACTGTCTTTTTAACCTTACTCTTGCTTGCAATCTTTCTTGCAATCAAATCTCCATTATATATTTTTTTGATGTAGCCGTAATAAGAATCCAAGAATTTCACAGGTTTATTCAAAAACAAATCCAAAAGATTGTTTTCGTAAAAATCTACAATAAAACCGCTTTGTTTTTTATTGATAAGACCTCCACCGACATGAGAAATTTTGTATTTTCCTTTGGATTCTTTGAGATATGAAAAATTACCTTTTGCAAAGTTTATACAAGATACAGCAAATTCATCGATAGCCACTCCAGTATAGCCAATCATAAATTTGTCATTGTATTCGGCTACAAATGCTTCAATACCCTTATATTCTTTATCTTTATCTGTGAGCCAGGATTTACCTGTACCTACATAAGAATAATTCTCAATTCCTTTTGGAATTACAAAGTTTGCTCCATCTGTATGGAAGTAAACAATTTTGAAATCTGCTTTTCCAAAATATTTGATCATATGTCTCATATTTTGTCGGCTTGCACAAGTGATATGCCATGCAGATTCAATATGACAGAATGGTGAAACATTAGGGGCTCCAAGCATTCCATAAAAACTATTGATAAGAATTTTCAAAGGAAGCTGCTTTTTATCATAAAACTGCTTCATTTCACTATCAGTAGCCTTATTCTTCATATCTTTATAATGAAGTCTACTTCTTAGAGCGTATTCAAGAACTGCTTTATAAACATTGGTTATATCTATATCTGGAACTCGACAATGAGCTAAGAATGTCGCAGGATATTGAGATGAAAAGTCAATTTTAACAATATCTTCGTGATACCCTGAATCAACCATTCCTAATAATCCACCAGTGTACTTTTTACTTTCTTCATAATCAGGGATTGCAATACAATTAAGATATGATAGATTAGATAAAATAAGTTTCCATACGGTAGCATTACCTATTACAGATATTTTTTCATAAGATGTTGGCAACCATTTAGAAAGAGAAAATGTTGCTTGAGAATATAATTTATCTAACAAATATGGTTCATCCAAGTCATCTTCAAGATATCTTTTAATGATATAGCTACCTGTTACAACTTTATATTTGTCAAAATCAATATTCTTATACTTAGTATAGATTTCTTTTATATCCTTTAGAAGTTCTACAGTTTTAAATTTTAATTCTATAAAGTTTTTCCAAAGAACATTATCATTTCTTAAGAAATCTCCAAAACCTTCTGTAGAAACTATTCCATCATAATCTACAAGTGCGCTATACATTTTTTCAAATGAAAGCTTTAAAGATTTTTCATTTGCATCAAATGAAAAAATATTGGAGCATTTATCTAAATGAGGAATATCTAAATTTTCATTTGAGAATCTTAAATATAGATTTTTTATATTTCCGTAAAAATATCCTTTTTCACCCTCATGGATTCTATCGAAAGAAAACTTTGTTTCCTTTGACATACTTTTTACTGATGAAAAGTATGTTCCATCTTCATTATTGAAGTAATAAGGATTTTTATCTGAACCAATTTTACCAATCTGGTCTCCATCGACATAAACACGATTTGCCTTTGCTAAATTGGCATGCTTAATATTATCTTTTAATTTTGCGTTTGGAAGAGATTTATCCTGTTCTGCAGCTCTTTTAACTGCAAACATTACATCACAAAAATTTCTTCCAAACATTTTAGTCTGGGTATATCTTTCAGTGCTATTTCCAACTTTTACAACAGAATTTTCAATTTTTTTATACATATGGTAATTGAAAACCTTGCCATATCTCTCATAAGATGGAGCCATTAGCTCTCTTATGTATTGTAATGATGAATCTTTTATTTTTTCACCCTTCATATTAACTTCCTCAGAAACACATCCAAGCAATTGCAATCTTTTTTCCATAAATGGAAAATCAAATCCTTCTCCATTGAAAGTTAAAACGAGGTCTGGATCATAATCCCCAATGATTCTATAAGTTTCTGAAATAATATCGGCTTCTTCTTGTGGTGTTTCTGCCTCAAGAAGTTTTACAAATCCATCATTAGATTTTATACCAATCTGAAATACTTTGCCCAATTCAGGTTTCAATGCTGCAATTTCTATTTCTTCATTGCCTTTTTGAGCCTTAGTCTCGATATCAATCATCAAAACATTCAAATCTTCATATGTCTCAATCCCTTTAAACAATCTCCTCCCAGTTTGAATCATGTATTGTTCAAGAGGATTCAAAGTATAAATTTGTGATGGAATTGAATATGTAAAATCATAACCTAAAGAAACAATATAATCCTCTAAAGGTCGTTTATCCATATTGTCATCAAAAGTATAACAATCGACAACATATAAATTCAATCTATTTTCATCCAAAGAAATTTTAAAAATTTCTTTTAAATCTAAACTACTATCGATAAGAGTATCATAAACTGCTTTGAAATCTTTTTCTATGAGTTCGTTTATAAATGTCTTATTAATCTTATAGCTTATGCCAGGATACAGCTTTTTATAGAACTTGATTATTTCATCGAAGTTTACTGAATCTTTTGTAAATGGATTAAAATATTCTCTAAATCTATAGAGTGAAATGTAAAAATATATTGCAGAGCTTAAATCTTGACTAATATAGTTGAAAAAATTTGTGAATTTTGTTTCATCTAAATAAACTGTCCCTCTTGCAGAAAGCCCTGCTTCTTTAAAGAAATCTACAAGATTATTGTAGCAACCTGTAATTTTCTTTTGGAAGAATGGGTTATCACTAAATTTTGTTTCGGTCTTTTTTGATTTAATTGAAATTTTATATTTGAACCCCTTTTCAATTCTATCTATTTTTTTATCATCAAAAGAAGTTATCAGTTCTTCAATTTCAATTCCGTATTCTCTTTGTTTGAGATTTACTATTCTTTTCCAATCTTCAATATCTTCAACTTTATATCTTACAACTATAGAATCATCACTGTTTCTTTTGATAATTTTTGTGGTATCATCAAAAGCCTTTGGAATTCCATTTGGAAGTATAACATGTGAATCACTATACTTGTTATTTGGAACTCTTATAACATTATATCGGAAAAAATTTGATGTTTTGAATTGCTTACTCCAAAGAAATGGCTTCAATCCATCTTTGTGTGTAATTCTTGGATTGTCTTTTTGGAATGCTTTACAAAAAATTATATCTACATCATTATTACCCCTTGAGACTTCAATTGTTCTTATTCCTTGAAGCTCTGAACCAAAAACATCTTTTTCATAAGAACCATTTAGAAAGTCTACAATAACCTTTTCAGTTGTTTCTGGTTTTGTTCTGGATTTTTTCGGTTTGAAGATGTTAAACTGCATAAGTTGAAAGATGGTGATTAAGTTGATAAATGAATATAAAGAAAAAACCTCAAAAGGAGTTTAAAAGTTCACTTTTGAGGTTTTTTTTATATTACAAAAAATCCGTTGGGGTTTTTGCTTAATAGCTTTTGAAGATTTTCAGCTTCAGCAGCTCGTTTTTCCATTATTTTTTCTCTTGTCATTTCATCAAGATATGCTTTCAAACTTTCATTTAACTTATCCTTTTCTTCTTTAGCCTCAGAAAGTAATGAATCATAATCCATTTCTCCATCAGCTTCAGGAAAGGGTAATTTTCCTTTAAATTTACCTCTACCTCTACCTAAAGCTTCTTTTGCATAAGCTGTTAGAAATTTTCTAACCCAAATTTTGCTTGGCGTGTTCAAATCACAATAGTCTGTCATTGTCATAGGAACATCTGATGGATACTTTATAATATCAGCACATTCTTCAAGACATTTATTTTTTTCTTCGGCATTCATTTCTGTTGTATCGTAGTAATGATACCAAACTTTCATGCCATAAAGATCCTTTCTAATACCAATCAAGTCTTTTTTCTCTGGAACCGAATATAAATGGATTAATTTTGTTCCATTTGCGCCAGCTGTAATTTTATATGTCAAATCTGATTTAAGGATCCTGTTCTTAAGACCAAAATCTGCTGCTCTAGCAACTATGTCGTATGCAGGTGAAATATAATATGCTCCGTTAAGCATATTGTAACCTGAACCACCCCAACCAACTGCACCTGTGATACCGACACCATTCAAAGTTGTGCCATATCCTAAAGATGCAAAAGTTGCATGGGTAATATCTGAAGGTGTAAGCCACATTACTTGATTTACCTCTCTGCCTGCTTCTATTTCATAAACCATTTTACCTTCTTCAAGATAAAAAAAGTCTTTTTTCAATTCATATTTTCCTCTACTTTGAAGCCCAACTTGTTTTGAATATGCGTGAGTAAATTGAAGTTCATAATCAAAACTTCTTTGGGTTAATGCAAAGCAAATATCATTCTCAGTTAATGATTTTCCATTCAAAGAACTCCATTGATTTTGAATGAGCCACATTTGAATTTGAGATACATATTCTTCTACTGAAAATTTTAACAAAGAACACCATGCAGCAGATGTAATTTCGATCTTTACTATACCTGCACTCAAAAGATTTTTTATATCTTCGATTAAACATGCCTTTTGCTCATTTGAGAGGCAATCTTGCATGTTATAGTTTTGATGAAATTCTGATGGAGTTTTTTTGTGATTTGCATTAATAAATGAATCCATAGCACCTTTTTATCATAAATAGTTATAACAAAAATTTTTATTCATTTGGAGCAATTTCACCATCAAAATCTTCAGAATCATCAGAACCTCCTAAATCTATATCATCTGGTTCCAATATTTTCCAAAAAGGGAATGGAAATATAAAAACTGACTCTGAGTCATCTTGTTTTACAGCAATCCATTGGATCTTTTTGTGACCTTCCTGGATGAGATGTTTTATTTTATCGATATATACATTAGGATTTGGTAAAATATCTTTAGGAATATCGTAAAAATTTTTGAACATTAGTATTATATCCCCTGTGATTCCACTGTGAATCTCGATAACCCTTTTTCCTATTGAATAATTATGGTAATATTCCAATTCTTCAATATACTCTACCAATTCTGGCGATAAATCGTAAAGTTTTCCTTTAATTTCTTTTTTCATTATTCATTTATTTTTAAATTATGTTCTCCGTAAAAAATATTTCTGTTCAGTTGTTTGGTATTTGATACTGCATACACATCTTCTTCAAGAGTACTATCAAATAAACAATAAAAAACTTCAACATCACCTACTCTTCCAATTCTCCAGGTTCTTCCTTCGGCTTGTTCATGTTCATCAGAACTCCAAGATGGCGAATTGAAGTAAATTATATCTGCTTTTGTAATATTTAAACCTGTTCCGATAGATTTTATGTTCCCTATAAGTGCAAATTTATTTGGATTATTCATAAATTCATCGATTGTTGCCTGTCTTCTTTTTCCATCCATACCTGAATCAACGCACACTGCATATTTACTTAATTTTTTCTTAAGTCTTTCATATTCTTCAACAAAATTAGTGAAAATTATGCAAGTTTTACCATCTTCTATAGAAGAAAGAACTGATTTTATTGTATGTTCAACCTTCTGAATTGCATAAAATTGTCTTAAAAGTATTGTTTCGGTTAAGTCTTTAACCTCCATTGCGCTCCTATTACCCTTTTTAGCAATATATTTATCATACAATTCAGAGGCTTCTTTTTTCTGACTCAGAGTTAATTCAAAATAAAGCTCGTTTATAAATTTATCAGGGAATCCCTCAACCATTTTTTCAGTTCTTCTTCTTCTTTGAATGTGTCTGATTCTTTGGGACAGTTCATAAGTATTTGTATTTCCAGTTCTTCTTAAGAAAGGTTTAGTTCCTGCTTTGCCATTTTGTAAAAATGCTCCACAATATCTTTTTACATATTCTTCAAATTTTGCAGAAACCATTGAAAAATGATAATCCTTTTTACAATATATAATATCGCTAATGCTAATATTTAAATTTCTACAGATGTCATAAAATTCTTCATTTTTTTCTATAGCTGTAGCAGACATAGCCCATACATATTTTACATTTGAATGTAAAGTTAAATCTTGAAGTACAATACTTTTTTTAGCTTTAGGATTTCTAAATTTTTGAACTTCGTCTACTATTATACAATCATATCCTTCAGCATATAAAGGTCTATAAAGTGTTTCTTTTTTAACTCCTTTTTTAGATTCTTCATGATAAGCTGTTAACACATCACATCCAATGATTGTATATCTTGCATCATCATCAATCCAATTGGATTCACCCCAAATTATTTTGCAATCTTGTCCCCAATGTTTTAATTCTTTTTTCCAGTCAAGTTGTTTACCTGCAATACAGACTATAAGAACTTTATTACACTTTCCTTCGATTGTTGCAGCTATTGAAGAATAAGTTTTGCCTGCTCCAACTGTATCCATCAGAAAGCATTTTTCGTTATGCAAAAGAAATTTTACAGCATTCTCTTGATGTTCGTATAAATTTCCTTTGGAAAATTTTGAATTAAGTTCTTCAAAATTTACAGAATGTCTTGAATAATTTTTTTCATATAAATCTCCGACCTCTTCTCTATGTAACCAAAAATATACAGGGTTTGATCCAATCTTTTTAAAAGAAACATGGTACCATTCATCAGTTTCTCCTATAACTGCATTGATAGTTACATTTTTTATAGGTCTATTTAAATTAAAATCTTGTTGAATTCTTTTTTCAGTTTTTTCACCGACTTCTAAAGTAAGTTCTTTAAATCCGAAAGGTGAAAATTTAAAGTTCTTTAGAAGGTATTCATTTTCAAATTCAGATAATTCATAATTGAAATCATTACGATATTTTTTCTCAAGTTGAATTATAAAGGGGTTATTGCCTGAATATTGAAGTAATTCTTTTAATTGAAAGTTAGGATATTCCATTATATAGTATTTATAAGAAAACAGTATTAATAAATAATAAGTTCCATATGAATATATCTCCATTAAACCATAATAACAAATTTTTTTCAGAAGAAGAATATAGGTACTATGTTGATTCTTCAAGAGAACATATGGCTTCTTTAAATACAAAGATAATATTTTATAAAGTAAATAAAGAAAAATCACAAATAGACGATTTGTATGGAGAAGCTTATAAGGAAGAAATTCAATTGAATTCACCTATTGAAATACCTGCAATAGTTAAACTAGAAGTTTCTGAAAATAAAGCCTATGCTTCGGATAAGTCAATGCTTCGATATGAAGAATATGGTAATTTGACAGCAAGTCTATTAATTTCAGATTTAGAATTGTATAACGCAAATATAACATACGGTGATTATATTGGATATAGGGTTAGTGAAACTTTAGTCTTGTTTTTTGAAGTTTCAAATGATCAACAAAAATTTTATCAAAATAAAAATACTTTTTTAGGATATAAAAGTTTTTGGAAAACTATAACATGTACACCAATAAATAAAGGAGAGGGCTTTTTTGAATTATGAGACAAACAATAGATAATAGTCAACAATTGAGTGGGAAACAGTTACAAATGAAGTACTATGAAAATGGTCTTGAAAATGATACGTTTTTTCCTAAAGGTGTTCATATTGATGACATAGACAGAGCTGTTAGAGATATTTTTAAGACAGAATTTGAAGTTACTTCAGAAGGTGAAAAGGTTCCTTTTTTAGATATCTTTTCTATACAAAGATTTTCTGAATATATGAAAACTTGGCAAAGCACCGATGAAACTAATACGGTGAAGCTACCTTTTACTTTATTAGTTAAAGAGCCTGCTGAAAAGGGTACAAATTTTAGTAATTCTTCAAATATCCCAGGATTTCCAACATTTCCTCTTTGGAAGCGAAATACTGTTAGAAATGGTAAGGCTACAATAGATTACTATAAAATACCTCAACCTGTTAATATTGATTTAACTTATAAATTCCACATATTTACAATGCATCAAAGACTTATAAATAAAATGGATGAATTAATGTTACATCAGTTCAAATCTTTACAATATTATGTAGTTGTAAATGGTCATTATATGCCTATGTTTTTAGATACTATTGATGATGCTTCAGAAATTGGAGATATAGATAAAAGAAGATATTATCATAGAGTTTATGTTTTAAAAGTTAAAGGCTATTTATTAAGGGAAGAAGATTTTGAATTGGTTTCTTCTTTGAATAAAATTAATATAAAGATTGGAGAATCAATAGTTAAGGATAGTCGAGTTTGTATTGTAAATCAGTTAGATTTTGATTGTGATTTATGCTTGAATTTTAAATTTAATAGAAAGTCACCAAAT